ATTTAACAAAGGTTGCAGCAGGTTTAGGCGCTGCATATGCTTTGACTAAGATGGGAAGAAGCCCAGAAGAAAAAGGTCTCGACATTGCAAGAAGCGAAACAAGAGATTTTGCTTCTGATGAAGCATTAGCACCAAGAAAAGGAATGTTTGAAGCATCAGACGAAAGTTTAAAAACCGCAAGAGCAATAGGAAAAGATTCTGCCTTTAATCAGATGGAAGGTGGCAAACAAAATATAAGAGATACTTTTGAATCAGATACCGCAGGACAAACAGGATCACTAGGGCAAAGAGGATCCGTAGAAGGATTTAAAGCAGATGACGCTGCAAGAAAAGCTAGAATAGAAGCATTACGAGGAAGTCAAAATTCTGATAGAAAAATGGCGCTTTCAGCTTTTGATGAAAAAGTTAGAAATTATAATCGTTCTATGACAGGTGCTAAAACAGGTAAAATGATTAAAGCATCTAAAGGCGGATCAGTAGTTGCAAGAGGAAACAAATTAGCAAGAAGTAAACCGACAAAACTTTTTTAATGGCTGAAGTCGACAACAACAATGAAGTTCCAATAGAGAACGAAGTTGTTGAAAACGAAATTGATATTGAGTTACCACTTGAAGAAGGAGTGGTTGAGGAAGCAGCAGAAGCTGTTTCTGATGAGTTAGACTTTTATAAAAATTTAGCCGATGACATGGATGAAAGAACTCTTGGTCGTCTATCTTCTCAATTACTTTCTGATTATAAAAAAGATAGAGTATCAAGAGCAGACTGGGAACAAACTTATGTTCAAGGATTAGATCTATTAGGATTTAAATACAAAGATCAAACAAGACCCTTTCAAGGCTCAAGTGGCGTGACCCATCCTTTACTAGCAGAATCAGTTACACAATTTCAGGCACAAGCTTACAAAGAATTATTACCATCCGAAGGACCTGTTAGAACACAGGTTCTAGGAGTAGAAACACCCGCAATATTACAACAAGCAGAGCGTGTAAAAGATTTTATGAATTACATGTTGATGGAAGAAATGGAAGAGTACACTCCAGACTTTGATCAGTTATTATTTTATTTACCATTATCAGGATCCTCATTTAAAAAAGTTTATTACGATGAGATTATGCAGAGAGCGGTATCTAAGTTTATACCAGCAGATGATTTAATAGTACCTTACTACGCAACAGATTTAAAAGATTGTGAACGTATTACTCACGTTGTTAGAATGTCAGAGAATGATGTTATTAAAAAACAAAAATCAGGATTTTATAGAGATGTAGAATTAATAGCTAAACAACCAGAACAAACATCCATACAACAAAAACTATCTGAGATAGAAGGAGTTAAACCAACAGGAGAACTAGATAATCAATATAACATTTTAGAAATGCATGTTGATTTAGATCTTGAAGAATTTGAAAGAACAGACAAGAAAGATAAAAAAGATATAAGAGTTCCTTACATTGTTTCAATAGATGAAGGCTCACAAGAAATTTTATCTATATATAGAAACTACGATCCTGAAGATGAATTGATGAGACGTAAAGAGTACTTCGTTCATTTCAAATTTTTACCAGGATTAGGCTTTTATGGCTTTGGATTAATTCATATGATAGGTGGATTATCACGATCAGCTACTTCTTCACTAAGACAACTACTTGATGCAGGTACTTTAGCTAACTTACCAGCAGGATTTAAATCACGAGGTATAAGAATTCGTGATGATGACCAACCTTTTCAACCAGGAGAGTTCAGAGATGTAGATGCTCCAGGTGGAAATATCAGAGATCAGTTTCAACTTTTACCTTTTAAAGAACCAAGTCAAACTTTATTTCAACTTTTAGGCTTTGTTGTACAAGCAGGACAACGTTTTGCATCAATTGCAGACATGCAAGTAGGTGATGGCAACCAACAAGCAGCTGTTGGAACTACAATTGCATTACTTGAACGTGGTTCAAGAGTGATGTCAGCTATTCATAAAAGATGTTACTACGCAATGAAACAAGAATTTAAAATTTTAGCAGGAGTTTTTGCAGATTACTTACCACCTGTGTACCCTTATGCTGTTTATGGTGCAGACAGAATGGTAAAAGTACAAGATTTTGATGACAGAGTAGATGTAATTCCAGTTGCAGACCCAAATATTTTCTCAATGTCACAAAGAGTTACACTTGCAAATGAAAATTTAAAGATTGCTGTCTCTGCTCCACAACTTCACAACCTAAGAGAAGCTTATAGACGAGTTTATGAAGCATTAGGTACAAGACAAATTGATAATATCTTACTTCCAGAGAAAGAACCTGTACCAGAAGACCCAGCAACAGAAAATTCTAAGGCTCTTCGTATGGAATTGTTAAAAGTTTTTCCAGATCAAGATCATAATGCACATGTTGCTGCACATGGAATGTTTATTAGAAGCAGAATGGTGCAAATGAACCCAATGGTCTACGCATTATTACAAGGACACATCTCAGATCACATTGCTCATCAAGCACATGGAGAGGTTGGAGCATTTTTAGTACAAGATCCTAACATGATTGAAATGAAACAATTAGATCCAGCAGGTTATGAAGTACAATTTAATTCTATGGTTGCAAAAAGAGTTGTAGAATTAACTACACAACTAATACAAGCTGAAGGTGGTGAACAACAAGATCCATTAATAGCATTGAAACAAAGAGAATTAGATTTAAAAGCTTTAGATATACAAAGAAGAGGTAATGAGAGTCAAATGGATATGCAAAGAAAATCAGATGAGTTTGATGAAAGAATTGATGTAGAGAAAATGAAACTTGAGAATCAAGAAGTACAAGCTAATAAACGTATACAAGTAGCAAAAGAAAAAATACAAGTATCAAGAGATAAATTGAGTACTTCTACAATTCCAAAGTGAAAAAAATAAAAACACCAGGTAAAAGATTTGGTCCACCTCCTAAAAAAGGTCCTGCTTCTCAAGGAATGAAAACGGGTAAATATATTTCTAGACAAAAAAAAAATAAATAGTATATATCTCCTTAAAATAACGGAGATATATGATTCAACAAACATACGATAAGTTATCAAAGGAACAAAAATTAATATTTTTAGCAGGAGTATTTGAAGGAGAAGGATCTTTTGGTTTCTGGGGTAAAGTAGGTAAAAGTAATAGATATCTTAGAGCACAAATAAGAATGTGTGATGAAGATATTGTTGTAAGATTTATTAATTATTTTAAATTAGGCTCAATTTCAACAAATTTACCTAAAAATAATAAACATAGTAGAAGTTTTAAATGGGTTGTGGCCGGTGATAGAGCAGTAGATGTGATGTTGCAATTATACCCATATCTTGGTATAAGAAGACAGGAGAAATTTAAAGAATGTTGCCCATCTTACAAGCAGTTGCCCCATTAGCAAAAATATTATTTAATACAATTGATAAAGCAGTTCCAGATAAAGACCTTGCAGCTAAATTAAAAAATGATTTGCAAACTCAAATGTTGCAATCACATACACAAGAGTTAACAGCAGCAGCTAAAATTATTGAAGCTGAAGCAAAAGCTGGATGGTTCGCATCTAGCTGGAGACCATTATTGATGTACGTATTAATTTTTATATTAATATGGAATTATGTATTAGGACCAGTAATCTTATTTTTCTTTAAAGCTTCTATAACTATAACTCTTCCAGGTGATGTTTGGACACTTCTTCAAATTGGTCTTGGGGGGTATGTCGTGGGCCGCAGCGCGGAATCAGTAGCTAGAACCATGGCTAACAAACCACAACCAAAAGAACAAGAAAACGGGTAGTGAAATACCTAGTTATATTGTTATTGCTTTCTTCGTGCAATAATGCAAATACTCCATATATAGATAGCATAACATTATTAAAAATAGAAAAAACATTTTAATATGATAGACAGATTAAAAGATCTAATAGCTAAAAACTTTTCTAATAAAAATATAGAAACTAAAAATAATATATTAATGAAAAGTAGAAAAGAAGTTGAGATTAATGGTAATGGAACTTCTGGCTATACTTTAAAAGAAGGTGATCATAAAGGTAAAGTTTTAGGACATATTAAAATAGAAAAGAAAATTATTGAATAATGAACTTTAAAGATAAAGGTCCTAATGACCTTGATAAAATAATATTTAATTTACAAAAACAAATTAAACTTTTAAAAAAGAAATTAAAAAATGGCTAAGACTATTTTAGTCACAGGAGCTGCAGGATTTCTAGGCTCTCACATTTGCGAAGAACTTCTTAATAGAAAATACGAAGTATTAGGTGTAGACAACTTATTAGGAGGAGATAAAGATAATATTCCTTTCTTAAA